TTTCGTCGGTAGCTCCAGCGACGTTTCGTAAAGTCGTAGCTAATTTAGTTTGTGCCGCTTCGTCCTCAATCGCTGACTTCACGCCATCGACTAATAATTTTCCAGCATAGGCAAGCGCTGCAGCTCCGGCGACAGCAAACGCAGCCGCAGCTTTACCGCCGAAATCGCCTAATTTGCTACCGAAAGATTCTGTTTCGGTATTAGCGTCACCTAATCCTTTTTTAAGATTATCGACGTCAGCTAAAATGGAGAGCTTGAGCGTTCTTGATCCCTCAGCCATTAGTCAAACCTCTTAACTATTGAAGTGAAAGCCTTTTCCCACTCAGCTATGAGATAACTTTGCTCAGCTCGCAACGTTGGATAAATAAAATATCCAGTTGATCCGCGCCCGGTCGATCCTGACCAGATTGGGAATTGCTTCCACTTATTTGATCCAAATTCTGATCCGCCCCATAATTGTTGAGTGGTTGCGCCGCCGCTAAATTTTTGTCCGGCAAAGCCAAACGAAATCTCGCCGATCTTAGATGACTTACTGACCTTAGAACCATCGGCAATTCGACCAGCTACGGACGCGGAATTAAGCGATCCAGCCGCCGAACTAATTTTGCCCTTTAAATAATCAGCTAGTGCGCTCGATTGCTCTTTAGCTTGAGCGATAGCTTCATCGTCCATCGCTTTAAACGCTCCAGTAATGGCGCGAAGTTCGGCTTTGTCGTACTGAACGACTTCTTTACTTTCTGCCATTTCGCTTCTCCATTATCTCGAGCGCTGTCATTATATCCGCCGCGTCCACCCACTCACTCATTGGAATTCCTGTCGCGATTGACAGTTCTACAATTAAGTAACTTAGGCTTCCTCGGCTGTAACTTTTGGGCTTTCGGTTTCTCCGACTGTTATATCGACTACCATTTCGCACCATACGTCATAAGGTTTGACGGGCTTACCGCCAGCCTCACGTCGGATCGCGTTCCACGCTAGAAACATTAAGTCAGAAATTCCGATTTTGTCCTGAGCTTGTTGGATCGTGAATCCTGTTTTTTGCTCCCACTTGGCAAACTCTGGTGGTTGCGCTGTCGTGGTAACTGTTTTCCCGTCGTTCGTTTCGATATGTATTTGTAACTTCATGCTCCCGATCTCTTTTCTTATAGTGTTGGAGTTGTCACGCAAGTAAAGCTCAGCGAAATAGTTTGTGCGTCTGGAGCTGTGCCGCCAGCGCTAGGGAATATAGGCTGAACGTCAAAGTTAAAGACTGATCCGCTTGCAGCTGTGAACACTACTGAAAGCGGCGTATTAGGTGCGCTGTCAGCTGCGTTCCATAACGAAGCGGCTAATGATCCGCCAGCTGTCCAGTCGGCGAGCATTTCCACGTCGAAAGTACCTTGCGAATCGGTGGTGAAATAAGCCTTGCCGTCGAGTGTCTGATAAGTGTTAATCGTTGACTCGATTGTAAGGGTTGCGGCTGTTGCTTGAGCGTCGTATGTATCACCATCAATAGTGAAAGTAATGTCGCGCCCGGTAACGATTGTTGTTGGCATTTTTTCTCCTAGTTTTCTTGCTTGTAGTAAGTGGACACGTCAATATCCGAAATAAGTAAATTACTCGAACCTAACGCAACGATCGACGGACGCGATACGTCGCCGACAATATATCCCGACGGAATAGCCGCGAGAATCTGTATGACTAGCTTCTCGAGATTGTCGAGAGCGCCCGCGTTATTGTTATACGCGACGGCGGCTGAGATTGTAAAATTAACTTTTAATTGGATTGAGCTACTAATTAGCGTCGTTTCTAAATACGGAGTTCCCGGCACGATGATCGCAGCGGGCGGAATTACCGCCTCGGGTACTGACTCATAGACCGACGCGGTTACGCCAGCGAGAGCGGTCGCCAGCGGCGCGCGAACGTCAGCCTGAATCGAAGTTGGCATTATTGACACATAGTTTCTACGTCAACGAACGGAGCTAAGAGTCCGATTACGCGATTTTGAAGTGATCGCCCGAGTACGAACGGCGACGGATTAAAGTCAACCTGAGCCGAAGTATTGCCCGGAGCTGTGATCGATTGAAATACCTCGACCGATACGACAAGAATTGCGGACTTGACAGGTTGAACGCCTGAATAAAGATCGCCAGCTGTTGAGCCATCTAAACAAGCTAAGCCAGCTGGAATAATTGGCGTAAAAATTTGATCGGGTGCAGCTGTCGCGCTTGTAAATATATAAGGCGCAATTTGATGATCGTTAACTGTGACAGTCAGATCAAACGCAGCTCCGCAACCTGTAATCTCGACAGTTTGACCGGTAACGAAATAGTTAATACGTTGAGTAGTGTAGAACGCCATTGAGTCTTTGACTTCAATACCTGTAACGGCTGATTGATAGCCTGTTAGTAATGGCAAGATTGCGCCCTCGGCGCTTAAAATCATAGATTCTAAATAAGGGTCAGAGTAAAGAGAAACGCTAACACCTAGCACGTCGCGAAGTTCTTGCGCTGTAACTATTTGTGGCATTAGCGTTCCTCTCTCGATTCTGCTCGGTCGCCTCGGGAGCGAAACGACCGATGATTATTTAGTTATCTCAGGTCTGGTTCCAGCATGCGCCAAATGGAATCTTGGGAGCGATTGCAGCATAACCATAATAAAGAATATCTATGGTTCCGTCTGAGTTAACGTTAGTACGCAGCTCAAAACGTGGTGACTCATACCATGTCCATGCGTCAGGGTTAACGACGACCATTGAGAAGTCGCCTGTTGATGTAGTTGCTCCAGCGTTACCGATAGAACGTGACACGAACAGATTTAGACCCGGTGAAACTACGCCACGAAGTGAATCGCCGCGAACGTTTCCAGCCGCGTTGCTTGGTTGCGCCGCATTGTAAAGAGGTGCGCCGTTGTCGTTGTAACCCATGATGTTAGTCCATTGTCCCGGGCTAACTACAAGGTTACGAGCAAAGCCTAGTGAGCTGTTATAGACAGCGCCCGCGGCTTGTGATGTATAACCTAAGAATCCGGTAGCTGTATTAGCGTTGACGCCTGTCTGTTGACCAGCCGCAACGATTGTGCCTGTTGCAAATTCGTCTGTGACTTTAGCGTATGCAAACTCAAGGTTCTGAAGTAAAGCTGTTAGGTAACTTGGGTCTGAACGATCGATGAGTTCGATTGTTGAGATTGCGCGACCCTTAAATGAATTAACTGGTACTGAAATATAAGTTGCGCTTAGATTTGATTCTGTGATCGCAGCATTTTCAGCGATGTTTGCGACAGTTGGTACAGCTGTGACTTTAGGCAGCTCGAAAGTCATACCAGTAGCTGATAAGGCTTCGCGAGATAGCGCGTCAATCATGCCGCGATCGGCGTTAGCTAGTGCATTAATTACTGTACGGCTTTGAGGCGTTGGCACCATGCCGGGAGCAGTCGAAGTCGTATTATCGGCGGCTTTGACGTACTGGCGAGCGTCCTCGTCGTGTAGAACTGACGCCTTAAGTGAATACTGTAAATAAGAAACCTTATCGACAATAGGTGAACGTGGCGCGGTGTACGCCATTGGGACATGCTTAGACGCTTCTACCGTTTCGGCAGCGGCGCTCTCTGGAACGGTAGTGTCTGACACTTGTTCTCCTTCGGTTGTTGGATTTGTTTCTTCTGTTTCCTCATCTAGGGGATCAGAATTTTCATCTGTTGCTTTCATTTCTTCTTTCTCCTCGTCGTCCATGCCATCTTGACTTGCAGCTACGGAACTGACTCTCGCGCTGTCGATGGCTGGCTCGCTGACAAGGCTGACCTCATCGAGAGAACCCTTTGCGACTACTAACACGCCATCGACGAAATCATGTGCGTTAACTTTGACTCCGACACTAAAACCATCGCGCAAACCTGTGGCTGCCTCTATGAGTGCGTCGTTGCCCGCTGTTGTTTCCGCGATCTTAAATGTCGCGTCGATTCCCTGTTCGGTTGCGGTCATAGATAGAACCTTTCCGATTGGTCGAGTGCGATCGTGTTCTAGCAATAGCTTCACGTTCTTAGTCGCAATAGATTCTGGTTTAAACGTCGTAAGTCCGGCGGACGTTGATCCAGTTTCGTTCCATGTTACGACGCGTCCGGTAATTGTGCGAGATTCGCTATCGGCTGATGTAATTGTTAACGGCATATTTATTTTCATTTAATCATTTCCTCAGCTTGTCGGATTTCCTCGACGCTGATTGCGCCGATGTCAAATAATGTTTTGTAAATTGCTACTCGTTCCGCTTCACTTCCACGCAAGTAATCCTCTAGTCTAAAATTGACTGTCTGTGATGACGGAATAAAGTCCGGCATACTCAATCGCGTGGATATGCTGGTCATCAGCGGAATCAAAGAGAAGTCCAGCAAAGTTTTTCGGGTAACGTTGGCGTTAGAGTAAGTCATGCTCGATCCAGTTTCGGCGTCAACGTAGAAAGCCGGAATACCAATAGCTCGCGCTAGTTCTGTCGCTATGTACGAACGGGCTGCCGCAAGCTGTAATTTCTCAGGGTCAAAGCCGACAGTTTGTAACTCGACGTCCGCATTTAGAAACGCGGTTGAGCGATTACGTCGAGCAACGCCCCATGACTCAAGCAATTTTGCAATTCGATCAGCTGGTAACGCTGTTCCGTTTGATTTTAATACCATTGACGGGACAGGTTCGCGAGCATAGTTTGCAGCCGCGCGTTCCAATTCCGCACCGGTGCGGATAGTGCGACCAGCGCGGTTTAATAATCCTTCATCATTTCCATAAAATACAATAAGCGATCCGACGCCCGATTCGGGTATTTGTTTTCCGTCAATCGTGTAATACATAACTTCGGTTCCGTTATTGTTTAAAAATACGCCGACACGAGTTGGCACAATTCGTTGAACGGAACGAATTCGCATAGTGTCGGCAAAGAGTTCGGTTATTTGCCAGTAGGCGT